AAAAGGTAAGATATTCATCTTGGAACGAGACAAAAGCGGGGACGGGCGTATCAATATTGATGACCTCGAATGGAAGTATATGGATGGTGACGGGGATTTCCGAAGCAAAGAAGTTACCGAACTTCGTAATGAAGCGGATTTTATCATCACCAATCCTCCGTTCTCCCTCTTTCGTGAGTTCTTGGCTTGGATTGTGGAAGGAAAGAAACAATTTGCAGTCATAGGCAATAAAAACTGCATTACTTATAAGGAGGTATTTCCTTTGATAAAAAACAACAAGATGTGGCTTGGAAAGACACCTATGAGTGTTGATTTGTTATTTGAAGTCCCAGATACAGACCAACTTACGAATGGTAAGAAATTAGGCTCAGGATATAGAATAATAGATGGAAAGATTTTAGCTCGTTCGCAGTCTGTATGGCTAACCAATATTGACCACGGTCGTCGGCATCAGCCACTTGCACTGATGAGCATGGCAGATAACCTACGCTTTTCCAAGCATAAGGAACTGAAAGGCAAAACCGCCTATGACCGTTATGACAATTATGATGCCATTGAAGTGCCTTTTACGGATGCTATTCCGTCAGATTATGACGGTGTGATGGGCGTTCCTATTTCCTTTTTGGATAAGTATTGTCCGGAGCAATTTGAAATCTTAGGGATAACTAAAACTTGGTATGGTAGTGCTTCCAAGGTCTATCCAGAACAGATTCAAGTAGACCGTCATGGCAAAGAGACGAAAGTGACGAAACTCAATGACGGGGCAGTCTTGCTTCATTCCGAAGTTCCTCAGAATGAAACATATTATATGGTTGACGGGAAATATTATACCCAAGTTTATGCAAGAGTTCTTATTAAACATATCAGATCATAATTTGCGTATGAGTAATCGGGCATATGTTGAAACCAAAGAGCCATTGCTCCCAATAGCTCCCCTACGGTTCAAATCCGCAAAGTTAGGTGTGTCGGAAATGGTGTATTCCTTGGTTTTTAATCCCCATTGATTGCCCCTATCGGTTATCCCTAAGATTTCAACTTAAAAATAAAGACAAAAATATAATATTATGACTCAGCATAATGCCATCAAACTTTTTGAAACCAAGAAAGTTCGTACCATTTGGGATGACAAAGAAGAAAAATGGTACTTTTCCATAGTGGATGTGGTGGCTGTCCTAACCGATAGCCCTAATCCTCGTAAGTATTGGAGTGTCTTGAAAACACGTTTAAAAAAAGAAGGGAGTGAGTTGACTACAAATTGTAGTCAACTGAAAATGAAATCGGCTGATGGAAAGATGTATTTAACCGATGTCGCAGATACTCAGCAGCTTCTCCGTTTGATTCAGTCTATTCCATCGCCCAAAGCAGAACCGTTCAAGCAGTGGATGGCACAAGTGGCAACTGAACGTCTTAACCAAATGCAAGACCCCGAACTCTCTATCAATCAAGCACTGGTGGACTATAAGCGGTTGGGGTATTCGGATAATTGGATTAATCAGCGTCTCAAATCCATAGAGATTCGTAAAGACCTCACGGATGAATGGAAGCGGCACGGATTGCAAGAGGGGGTGCAGTTTGCTACGCTGACCGATATTATTTATCAGACTTGGAGTGACATGACCGCCAAGGAATATAAGCAGTTCAAAGGTCTGAAAAAAGAGAACTTACGTGATAATATGACCAATAAGGAATTGGTGCTAAATATGTTGGCGGAACTTTCCACCAAAGAAATATCTGAAAGTAAAAATCCGGAGACATTTCGGGAACACATGGATGTGGCGGAAGCCGGTGGTGAGATTGCCCGCAATGCCCGTATGGAGTTGGAAGCCAAGACGGGTAAGGCAGTCATCAGTCCGCTGAACGCCAAGACAGGCATTGCGCTCAATTCATCTCCGGAAGAAGAAGACACAAAAGAATAATCCTAAAAAGTGAATCAATATCATGGAGACAACATTGCATACAGAATGGACTGTCGAAGACATCTGTAAGGGATTTACCTACAACGAATTGGAAGGTAAAGGTCTGTTTGGATTGGACGGGCGGCTCACTATCCAACCCGAGTATCAACGCCATTACATCTACAACGATGGGAAACGTGATGTAGCGGTAATAGAATCCCTGCTGAAAGGCTATCCCATCGGACTAATCTATTTCAACCGGACTGTGGACGGACGATTTGAAGTACTTGACGGGCAGCAACGCATCACTTCTATCGGGCGGTTTGTTACAGGGAAATTCGCCATCAAGGATGAAGCGGATAACGTGCAGTATTTCTCGGGATTACCCGAAGAGCAGCAACAAAAGATTATGCAATCCTCTCTGCTGGTATATGAATGCGAGGGTGAAGAAAAGGAAATAAAGGAGTGGTTCAAGACCATCAATATTGTGGGCATTCCGCTCAAGGAGCAGGAATTGCTCAATGCCATTTATTCGGGCGAGTTCGTGAACGCAGCCAAGCGGGTGTTCAGTAATTCCCAAAATGCGGAAATACAGAAATGGAGTCATTATATCAAGGGAGATGTGAAACGGCAGGATTATCTGGCAGAAGCCCTCCGGTGGATTTGCGACAGTAAGGGGATGAGCATTGATGCCTATATGAGCATACACCGTCACGAGCCTTCCACGGGAGAATTGGAAAGTTATTTCCGTTCTGTGATTGACTGGGTATCGGCTACCTTTACTATGGTAGAGCGTGACATGTGCGGCTTGGAATGGGGACGGCTGTATGAAACGTACCATGCCACCCCTTATAGCACCGTCCATGTCGCGGAACGGGTAAAAGCCTTGCAAGCGGATGAAAGCGTGCGGTGTCCCCGAAATATTTACGAATATGTACTGGGTGGAGAAGAGGATAAAAAACTGCTTGACATCCGTATCTTTGAAGAATCAACCAAGCGGGCTGCTTACAAGCGTCAGACCGAAGCGGCTGAGAAACAAGGAATTTCCAATTGTCCGCTCTGTGCGTTGGGGAATAATGCCAACAAGACCCGTATTTACAAACTTTCGGAAATGGATGCCGACCATGTGACTGCATGGAGCAAGGGAGGGGCAACCAGCATGGAAAATTGTGAGATGCTTTGTAAAACCCATAATCGTTCAAAGGGAAATCGGTGAAAGTGTGTTATTTTGAGAGAGTTAAATCAATTAATTCTCTCAAAATATGAACAATAAAAAAACATTTCACGAAGTTTCCGAGATTTGGTGTGATGCAAAGCGTCCGATAGTGAAGCATTCCACCCTATGTGCTTATCAGCTTACGTTACAGACACACCTATTGCCACGATTTGGCGCTGCGGAAAATATAACAGAGAAGGATGTCCAGCAGTTTGTGATAGACAAATGTACTTCCGGATTAGCAAGAAAAACAGTCCGGGATATAGTGGCAGTGCTCAAATCTGTTATCAAATACGGGAATAAGCACGGGATTTTCCATTTTGAAGAATGGGAAATCGAATATCCTACCCAAACAGAAAACAAACTGCCGCCCACATTGTCATTAAATCATCAGCGTATATTGATGCGTCACTTGCTGGAACAGCCCACTCCACAAAATATAGGTGTACTGTTGGCTCTCTGTACCGGAATGAGAATCGGTGAGGTTTGTGCTTTGAAATGGGAAGATGTGGATTTTGCACAAAAGACAGTCATCGTGAAGCATACTGTAGGCAGAATATATAACTGTGAGTTGAAATCTACAGAAAGGGTTCACTCTTCCCCAAAAACCAAGAATTCCTATCGTGAGATTCCTATATCCAAACAGCTTCTCCAAGCGTTGAAAATGATAAGGAAACAATCTCAATCCCCATACGTGGTAGGCACTTCCACACAATCTAAAGAGCCCCGTTCTTATCGTGATTATTTTGGCAGGTTGCTAAAACGATTGGATATTCCCCACTTGGTCTTTCATGGACTTAGGCATACATTTGCGACCCGATGTATTGAAAGCCAGTGTGATTATAAAACTGTCAGTGTCATACTCGGTCACTCAAATGTGGCAACGACACTTAATCTGTACGTTCATCCTAATCTCAATCAAAAGAAACGGTGTATTGACCGTATGAGTAATTTCTTGGGAATAACATGAGTTGGTCTTGGACTCTATATACATGGGGGGACAAAAAATGTCCTCCATGTATGTGATGCGCATGATTGACTATAGCTTGAAGCCTTTATTCTTTTTCTGAATAGGCTTCCAACCGACATTCTGTTGTAATCGTTCAAATTGTTTCTTGAACCATTCCCCGATATGCAGTCCGTCAATGGCAAGTATCAGCTTTCCATTGTTTGTACCAACTTTGGCAGTAACATCATTCGTCTTGAACTTACGCCTATGCTCATCGGAATAGAGTTCGCCGTTGTACGGCAATGGCTTGCCTGTCATTAAATGGGCGGTCTGTTCATGGGTAAAACCGACAGCAAGGCACAATTTCTCAATACGGAGCATAGCACGAAACCAAGGAAACCATTCTGTGGCTTTTATCAACAAGGCGTTAAGCCTTGATACTTCCGTTTGATGTTTTGTTACCGTCTCGTTCTTTTCCAGCAAGTGCCGTTGCTGCATTTCCAGCACTTGGCGGCTGTGGTCTGCCCGTATGGTCTGTATCTCGGCTTGCAGGGCTTCGATGGTCTCCTCGTGTGTGGCTACCTTCCTATGCAGGGCGGTGTTCTCCCTCTCCAGTGTCTTGACCTTGTTGCTCCCGAAAAGAGAACCGACACTCTCGGCGATGTTGGCGGCTGCGGTCGTGGCTGCCCCTTTCAGCCGTTCGGTCTGTATCTCTTTTTTCGCCCGTTCAAGCTCTTCCCGTGCCGTTTCTTTCCGTTCCTGCAATTCCACCACTTCCGTTTTCAGTTCCTCCGTTTGTCGCTTTATGTCACGGTAATATTGCTGCGTGGAAACGTGCCTCGCTTCCGAACCGTCCACGCCCCGTTGTAAACCGTATTTTTTCATCGCAACAGCGTAGCTGTCTTGATAGGCTTTCAGTTTCAAGCGGTTCATGATGTCATCGGCGCACAGCCTCACGGTGTCGGTCGGCTTCTTGCGGTAGCGTTTCTTCGCCTGCTCCTCCCTTTTCTTCCGCTTGCGTTCCCCCTTGACTATCGGCACAAGTGTGACGTGCATGTGCGGTGTTTTCTCGTCCAAGTGCAGGTGAGCCGCCACGATGTTCTCCTTCCCGAACGTGTCGGCAAAATATTTGAGGTTGTCGGCGCACCACTCGTCCAGCCGTCCCTCCCGTTCGATGCGTTCCATGTCTTCGGGTGTTGCCGACACGTTGATGCGGATTGCCCGCACTTGGTTACTTCCGATTTTGCGTGTCAGTCCCGCTTCTTCCAGCCTCCTTTGGATAGCCGCCGAACGGTCTTTCACTCCTTCGGGATATTCGATGAGTTTTCGGTTTAGATGCGTGCGTGTGGGGTCAGCGTTCTTGGGTATGATGAAACGCTCTATGTGGGCGGTCGTCCCGCTGTCGGAACCGTGCGCCTTTTCCATGTGTAAAACTACGAAACCCATATATTCTTCCTTTCTTTTTTGGCTTGTGCAACAATGATTTTTTTGTATCTTCGGGGGCGGCAAATGCCGTCCCCGATGGGGTGTGCAGAGGGGCTTGCCCCTTGCCTTATTGGGGAATTTTCAGCGATACGTAGTATTGCGGCTCGGAAAATTCCCTAATAAGCTATGGTATTTTCTGCCGTAAATACACTGCCGCCTGCTTGCCCGTAACCTCACCTTATTTTTTCCCTTTCGGTCGGTGGGTGGCGGGGCGGTCGTTTCCGTTTTCAAAGGCTTCTCTTGCATGGGGCGGCCGGATACAAGGTTTTCCCGATAAATACGCTCGCAGCGAAGCGAGAGGAAGATTTATCGGGAAACGGCGCAGCCGCCCGACCTTTTAGCCGACATGAAGCCCCGTGCTTGCTTTGCCTTTGTAAACGGGAATGATTGCTCCGCTTTACTGTGTTCGGAAAATCGAATCTGCGTATCTGCACATAGTCGGTTGTTAATGGATTGACTGACTTACAGATTCAATGATTCCAATACGACAGTACGACACGACTTCATGACAACATGACTGCTTGACTGCCGACATTCAGCGAAAGAAAAATCATGCTGTTTTCTTTTCGCCCGTGCATAATCCTTTCCAACAACACTTTGCGGACTTTCGCCGCCCCGAACGATTCGATACGGAAAGAGAGGGCGGCTATCGTTTCGAGGTTGTAAACCTCTATGCTGTATTTGTCCGATAGGCGGATAATGCGCTTTATGTCATATACGCTCAAAACTCCGCTTTTGCAGAGAGCCTTTATCTCTGCCCGAACCGTCGGGGCGATAACCCCGAACAGTTCGCAGATTTCCCACTCGGTCATGGCGGTTGCGCCTATATCGGTCGGCAGAAAAATATTGCCCTGCCCGTCCATCGTGATAATATTCCTTTCTTCTTTCATCGGTATGCTGTTTTAAGGTGACTAAATGGCTCGGCAGATATTCTTCTCCATCTCCTCCAGCTTGTGCGACAAGGTTTCCATGTCCTGACTTATCTTCTGGGCGGTGATTTTTGCGTAAATCTGGGTGGTCTTTATGTTGGTGTGACCGAGAAGCCTGCTGACGGTTTCAATGGGTACACCGTTGGATAAAAGTACGGTCGTGGCGTTCGTGTGGCGTGCCACGTGATAGGTCAAGCGCACCTTGAAACCGCACTGTCTGCCTATCTCTTTGAGTATCTTGTTGCAGCTTCCGTTACTCGGAACGGGGAAAACATGACCGTCCCTTGCCAGCCCCTTGTATTTCTCTATGATACGCTTGGGAACGTCCAAAAGACGGATGTTTGATTCGGTGTTGGTTTTCTTTCTTCGGGTGATTATCCAAAGGTTGCCGTCAAAGAATGTTTGCAGGCGGTCGGTGGTGAGGTTCTTCACGTCCGAATACGCCAAACCCGTGAAAACAGAAAAGACGAACAAGTCCCGTACAAGTTCATGGTAAGTGTTCTTCATCGGTGCGTCCATGAGCGTCTGTATCTCCTTTTGGGTAAGGTAGCCCCTATCCACGCTTTCGGGTGAGTTGATGTACCCTGCAAAGGGGTTGAACGGCAAACGCCCGTCATTCCTCGCTATTGAAATAATATGCTTTAGCACAATCATGTAGCCCCACACGGTATTGGTACGGCATTTCTTCTCCGTGCGCAGGAAATACTCGAAGTCGTTGATGAACGTGAGGTTGAGTTCCTTTAACGGAATATCCTCACGCTTGTAGGTATGGGGCAGGAACTCCCGAATATGGTTACAGACCGTCCGATAACGGGTGAATGTCCCCTGCGCCCTGCTGTGCCCGACTTTCTTGGCAAACTCGGCATTGTGCTGTTCGAACAGTTTCAGCAAGGTTTCCTGCTTGACACCGATACCGAGATAGGCATCTTTCAACTTGGCGGCGGTAACATACCCGTCCGTCTGCATCAGCTCTTGATAGCGGCGGTTTACCTCCACACGAATTTTATCAACGGCAAGATTGATTCTCTGCGCTTCGGCGCTCTTGCCCGAAGCACGGTTGTTCTTCACGTCCCACAGTCGTGGGGGAACGTCCATCTTGCAACTGAACTGTTTAATCTCGCCGTCCACCGTGATACGGCACATCAGAGGCAGGTTGCCGTTCGGCTTCTCGCTGCCTTTCTTCACGTAAAATAATACCTTGAATGTACTTCGCATAACTCACTCCTTTTTTTGGTTACAAAATTAGTTCTTAGTGAGTTACCGACAGCTATGTAAATCAACGCAAAACGCAGAAAAAGAACCTTTTAGCAAGAAATTTGCACCCGTTACGGGAGTAACGAGGTGGTAACTGAACTTCTGCGCCGTTTGGCTTCGAGGTGGTATTTCGTTGGCTCTGTCCCATAGAAAAACAAAGCGTAACGAACGCTCTATCAGCTAATTCGCTACGCTTTGCCCAAATTTACTTTTTCGCTATGTGTTTATTTTAAGTTC